GCACATGTTCCGCCCCATTCTCACCGCCCCCCCGGCTGAAAGCCCCGTCAGCCTCGATGAGGTCAAGGCGCAGGCGTCCGTTGATTTTGCCGATGATGACGCCCTGTTGACTGGCCTGCGGGACGCTGCTGTGGCGCATCTGGACGGCTTCCGGGGGATTCTGGGGCGGGCCATGGTCACGCAGACGTGGCAGTTGCAGCGTGCGTCCTGGGCGCGCGAAATGTGCCTGCCGGTGCCGGATGTTTCCGCCGTGGCGATCAGTTACGCGGATGCGGAAGGGGCCGAGCAGACGGTTGCGGCGGAGCATGTCGACCGGCTTCCGGTCGCGACCGGCACGCTGGTTCACCTGTCCGATGATTTCGGCCTGCCGACGCTGGAGAGCGGCAACCCGGCGCCGATCACCGTGCAATTCACCTGCGGGTTTGGTGTGCCGGCCGATGTGCCGGCGAACCTGAAACTGGCAGTCAAGGCGCTGGCAGCCACATGGTACGAGACCCGCACCACGGAGCCGAGCGAGGCGCTGCCGATGGGTGTCGAGGCGTTAATCCGGCCCTATCGCTGGGTGTCGATCTGATGAGGCTGATCGAGCGCGTGGCCTTTGACGAGCTTGTCGGCGGCGGTGACAGCTTCGGTGGGAAAGACAAAGAGCCGATTGAGCGCTTCAGCACCCGCGCCGAATTCACCTACCTGCGCGGTGGGGAGAAGGTTCAGGCTGGGCGGCTGTCTGGCACGCAGGCCATCGTCGCCACCGTGCGTAAGTCGGTATCCACGGCGGTTATCGGCACCGATGGCACCACTCGGTGGCAGTTGCGGGATATCGGTAAGGGCACTGTTTACAACATCCGCGCGGTGGAGCCGAACCGGGAAAAGCCGCGCCAGTATCTAGATTTCATCTGCGAGAGTGGCACATGAAGGCGTCATTCAAGGTCGAGGGGCTTCGAGAGATCGACAATGCACTGGCGGCGCTGCCCAAGGCCACCTCCAAGGCGGTTGTGCGCCGCGCGCTGTCGAAGGAGCTGCAGCCGGTCGCAGATATGGCGAACGGGCTATGGCCTGGCGCCGACGACAGTGCATTCGCTGTTTCCTCCAAGCTCAAGAGAAACCTGCAAAAAGCCAAAAGCAGCACCACTGCGGTGACTATGTATGTTGGCGCAACTCCTTCCGCACCTCACTCGCATCTACTGGAATTTGGCACAGAGCCTCGCTTTCACGAAAGCGGAAAGTACGTTGGTGCGGTCTCACCTCAACCGATGTTGACACCTTCCTGGGATGCATTCCGTGGGCAGATCCTAGAGGGACTGGCCGCGTCCTTGCGAGAAGAGATCGAGGCGACCCTGGCGCGCCGCGCAAAGCGAGGCTTCTAATGGAAGAGCACCTGTATTCAACTCTCTCCGACGCCCTGAGTTGCCCGGTGAAGTGGGGCTTCTTCAGCGATGGGGAGACCATGCCACGCGTGACTATGACCCGTATGTCGGGGAAGCGCTACCACACCTTGAACAGCAAGGGGCTGATGCAAGGCGCCACGCAGATCGACTGCTGGGGCGCGACCTATAATCAAGCTATCGGCGCGTCGCGTGAAGTCCGGGCTGTACTGGAAGGGTACCGCGGCGGCCCGATCGTCAGTGCGCTTCTCACTGCGATCCGAGACAGCAACAGCGGCGATGCCTCGGCTGCACACCGGGTCTCTCTGACATTCGCGATCACGTATCGCGACTGACTGGCTGAAACAGCCTTAATCACCCTCGAAAGGATCATTCAATGACCGAAAAGAAAACCGCTTCGGCGGCCTCAAAACCTGCATCCAAAGACGCTGCACCGATGGTTGTCACAGGTGTCGAACTGAATCGCATGCCCATGGAGCAGAATAAGCCCACGCATCCCTTCGCTCTTTTCAAAGGCCCGCTGCCCAAACCGGGTGATGTTCTCGAGTTCACTCTGAAGAACGGTGTGACCTATCGGGGGAAAGTCTCCGAAGCGGTCGAGTCCGATGGCGAGGTCATGGCTGAGTTCTCCGCCCCATTGGCTGTCGTTCCGAAAGAATAGGCCTCGGCCTATAAATCCGCGCCCCTGGGCGCTTTCTCTCTATCCTGAAAGGAAACTGATATGGCGCACCAGACCGCCTCTGGGGTGACTCTTGCCGCTTCGGCTACAGCACCCGCAACTTGGGACACTACGGGGCTCGACGCCCTCAGCCCAACCGCAATTGGTGAGATCACCAACGTCGGGGAGTTTGGCAAGGAGTTCTCCCTTGTGACCCACAACCCGCTCGCGACCCGCGGGACGAAGAAGGGTAAGGGCAGCTACAACAACGGCACTCTGTCTCCCAGCCTCGCTCTTGATCCTAGCGACGCGGGTCAGATCGTCATGGAAACAGCGGTGGAATCCGACGACCCGCTGTATTTCTTCATCACGCTTCAAGATGGCACGATTTTTTATCTCGAAGGCTTGGTGATGAGCTTCAAGCCGAACCTTGGCGGCGTGAATGATGTCGTAACGGCGACGACCACGATTGAGATCACCGATCGCCAGGTGCTGAAGAAACTTCCGGCCTAACCAGCCGCGCGCTGATCCGTTCTCGGGAACGGTAGGGCCGGGCGGAAGGTGGTTCGTTCCCCCGGCCTGTTTGAACCACTGAACCAAAGGATGATGACATGGATTTCAACAAGTTCGACAGCGTTTCTGCCGCAGAAAAAGGCGCAGCTATGCAACTGAAAGACCCGGCCACCTTGGCGCCACTGTTCACTGAGGATGGCAAGCCTTGTGAGGTAATCCTTCTGGGTTCTGAAGCTCCGTCTGTTCGTGCAGCGATGCGCGAGCTTCAGAAGGCGCGCGCCAATTCGCAGGACGCCGAAGGTGATACGGATGACGAAGGTGTTTCGTATGACCAGATCCACGATAAGTTGGTCGAAGGATTGCTTCCCCGTGTGGTCGGTTTCAACAATGTTTTCAACGGCGATAAGCCCGCTACGAAGCGTGACGCGAAATGGTTCTTTGGCCTGAACCGATTCAACGGTCAGGAAGGCGAAAAGTCATTTGCTGAACAGGCTGCTGAGTTCTCCGCTAAGCGCGGCGGCTACTTGGGAAACGCCTCCGCCGGCTGACGCTCTATGCAGCCCAGGCCGGGTTCCTTGCAGCAAGGCCTGAAGAATGGAAAACCAGCCGCTTCAAGCTCTGGCAGAGAGAGGGCATCGACCTTGCATTGCCCGATGTCTCCGGGGTCGAATACCTTCTGGAGATGATGGCTCCTGAGGGTATCGGCTGGTGCACCTTTGACCACATGGGGGGTGCGGAGCCGATTGAATGGTCCGAGATCCGGTCGTTCTCGAAAGAGGCGGGCATATACCTGGAGCCTTGGGAGTCGAGCCAGCTGCGGGCGATGAGTGTTGCCTACGTCAACGGACTGGCGCGGGGCAGGGAGCCGATGACGGTCTCCCCGGCATACGATGACAGACCGGATGAAGATCCTGGCGTGGCGCTTGAGCAAAAGAGACTGTCTGACAACTTGGGCGCAGCGCTTTCAGCACTCGCGGGTTAGCCCAAGTTGATAATTGCATGAATTGCTTAGCGAGAAGGTGAAGGGCGCTGACGTGTTCACAGTCCAGCCGGTAGAAAGAGAGGAAATCGTATGATCCTTGCTGTAGAAGAAATCTGGGCAGACCAAACATTCAGTGGTGGAACCGCACTGCGGATGTCCGTCTGCCCTCACCAGTACCGCGAAGCGGTTTCAGGCACTCCGAAGCTAATCTTCGCCCGCATGAGTAACGGCGATTGTCAAATTGCCGTTGCTGAACTTCGCTTTGTTGCCTGCATCAGGCAGAAAGCCATCCTTGAAGTAGCTGCACTGCATTCGGAAGGTTTTGAACTCCCGCCTCAAGCGCTTTCTGTGTCACTGATTTCAGCGTATCAGCAGAAAAAGGTCAGTGAATGCGGAGGCCACCTATCAAGAGCCATCGGCAAATGGGAGCGATTGGGGCTACCACCTGTTAGAATCCCTTGAGGTAATCGATCCCTTTTGCAGTAATCCTTATATTCATTCCTGTTTCCACAGCAGGTTCCTTGCTGTCATCGTAGGTTTTCCACCACAGTATGCGGCCATGGTCCCAGAGATAATAAAGGTTTGCGTCGAGCTCAGCGTAGTCGATACCCTCAGCTTCCATAATCTCCCTGTCAGACACGAGCGCGGGAAAAATTTTGGATAACCTGCTCAAGATGCTGCGTTGACGAGCTTCCGTGATAAGTTCAGCTGACAAAATGGTCCCTCCCAAAAGCTCCAGCGTCGAACTTTAGATGGATTCGATCAACCTGAACAAAATGAGACGTTGAGGTTGGGGGGGCAAGAACCGTCAGAGCGGTGTTCCGGCGGCTAAAGTTCTGGTGCTATTCATCATGCCGCCTCCAGCGGCTCAATGTCAGAAACATCGATCTCCGCAGCGGCCTTCGCCATATCGAAATTGGCTTGCATGTTCACCCAATACTGTGGGGTCGTGTTGAAGAACTTCGCCAAACGCAAGGCTGTGTCTGGTGTCAAATTAGTCTTGGCTTTTGTCAGCCGCTCAATCCGTGTGCGCGGGACATGCAGATAGCCAGCAAGCTTGCCTTCGCTCATTCCTAGCGGGATCAAGTATAGCTCTTTGAGCACCTCACCCGGGTGAGACGGCATCTCCAAAATACTCATGTCTCTCTCCTTCAGTGGTAGTCCACTATCTCAACTTCGGCAGGGCCTTGTTCGGTCCAAACGAAACAGATGCGCCATTGCTTGTTGATGCGAACTGAATACTGGCCTTCCCGATCACCGCTTAGTGCTTCTAGGTGATTGCCCGGAGGAAACCGGAGGTCTTCGAGCTCTACTGCAGCATCCAGCGCGGTCAGCATCGCCTTTGTTCGCTTTACAAGGTCAGAGGGAAAGCCTTTGCCGAACTTGCCTTTGGTGGCGTTGATCGCGAGTTTCCCTGTAACGCTCTGTATCATTTCGTGATACATATCCCCTGTTACTGCCACTGGCAAGAGAGAAGTATCACGGCGCGATACAAATTCGATAAAGTTTGAGATAAGCCACCCCGGAAGGGGTGGATCTCGGCTACATCACTGTCAACACCCACGGTTGGAACGCCGGGGCCGCTGGTAACGGCCAGATCCTAAACCCGGCGAACCTCAAGTGGTCATGAACACCGGCCTGTCCCGCAAGGGGCGGGCTATTCGTCTGCAATCTTGCAGTCTGAGACATTGAGAAGTTGGGTCCAAGTCCCGTCGCCAACACTAGTTCCATGAGGGGTTGTAATGGCGATCTGCTGTGGATCTTCGAGCGACGGGAAGGCTTCAAGGGTCGTTGTGAGGTATTCCTTCGCGTCTCCAGAGGGTCGGTACGAATATCGACAATTGAG